TTCCTTACCACCTTTGCGTTTCCACCTCCAAAGATACTTAATTGCGTTACCAGTAGCAAATGCTTCTTTACCATCTAATCCTTTAACTGCTTCTTCAATAGCATCTATGCACTCAATGGATCCGGCATTGTAGTGAGCTGGGTGATCTACCTTTTCCATTAATGTAACTTTCCGTTTATTATTTGATAATTTTTAACAATAAAATCACCAGTTTTATCTATAATTATATGGGCAAATCCATGTTGTGAATTACTAACCAAAGGGCTATAACTAGGTCGTAATTCGCATAAACATCCGGTTGACCAACAACCAATAACCTTTCCGTCTAAATCCATTTCAGGATGATAACTAGCTCTATGCAAATGACCTACGATAACACTCTGCTTTGCCCGTAAGAAAGCCCCTCGCGCCGGACTCACTGGTACAAATATGCCCTTAAAAATATGATGCCCATGAGTAATAGATAGCTTACCTGCTTTTACCAAAACTGTATCATCAAGTATTTTAATCTTTTGTTCGTTAAGTCGTAACCTCTCCTCTAAATGAAAGTACGGATCGTCCCATATTTCCCTGACTTTCTGCTCTAAAAACTTTTCCCAACGTACACAATGGTTACCTTTTAGCCAGTATATAGAAGCATCAGGGAAAGCTGCTCTTAATTGAACTAAAAACTCCTTTGTAGCGTCAAACTCTTGCTTAACGCTCCTTTTTCTCATATCCTTTTCAAATCTACTTACTTGGCTATTGTCTATCAAATCGCCGTTAATAAATATAGTATTTATATTTTCCTTTTTACCATAATCCAATGCTATTGTAATAGCATCTATATCATGATAAGGAATATGCAAATCGGATATTAAAAGTATATTATTGCATACTTTTGGGAGTATAAATGGTTCTCTTTTTTCTTGATGGCTTTCAGGCAGATTGTAAGGGTTCTTTGGTCTTTCTGGCATTTGTATTATAGTTTTGAATTTTCTATTTTCAGATCCATGTTTCCCCTCTATATACCTTAAAGATAATCTCGCGGCCTCTACATCTTTAAACAAAAGATTGTTTTCAGCATACATTATTCTAGCTAGTTTTAGAGTAGGCATTTTCCACCCATGCTCCTCTCTGTATTTTCTTGCTAAGCCCGATTTGTTCATTACGCTAGGGTACTATGGGATTAAAAGTTAACATATTTAATAGTATAACCATTTGCTGTTTTTTGGCTACCACCTAAAACATGCCTTACATTTGAGTGACTAGTTTTAATATAATTTGCTATTTCCGCTGATTTTTCAAAAAGTCCAATAAATATACCATTTTTAAATACGCTCTTTAAAATAGGAGAAACTGGTCTTTCTCTTTTTTTTGCTTTTTCAGAAATTACTTTTCTAGTTTCTTCAGAATGTTTTTTACCAAAAAAAGAATTTTCTATTCCAGTTCTTTTACCTTTCATCAATTCAGATAATCTTTTCTTTTGTTCTTCTGATATTATCTTTTTTTGCCCTTTCCCATATTGATTACCTTTATTAGTTTCGGAAAAGGCTAATCTAGCTTCTTGGTATCCTCTAGAAGAAACAATACGATTTTGATTTTTATTGATAGACATCATTTTATGAAATGACAAAGCAGATGCTCTATCTCTATATATCCTCCATAATAACCAATGTGCCAAAAAGTGCTCACGTGCAGTTAAGTATACTATATTATCATTATTTAATCCCCTTGTACTAAAGCCTGTTCCTCCCTTTGATTTAGGAATAATATGATGACCCTCAAAATATTCACCATTTTTTCTTGCAGAATGTCTTGTTTTTTTCAAATCCATTCTACTAGACATCAAATTATTATATACTTTTCGGTAATTCATATTATGCTTTAAAGTATAAGTCAGCTTCTGCTTTTCTTCTACGAGTTAATCCGGCTAATTGCTTACCGCCAGCTTTATCCCATTTCATAAATTCTGTTCTAATTGTTTCATCAGAAGGATTAGCGTTAACTTTTTTTAACAATGTAGATTTCATAAGATTACCAATTCCAACATTATATGCAAAACTAGTTAATGCTGCAAATTGATTTTCATTAACTTTACTTTTTACTAATGGAGCTACTTTATCTGCAAAATCTTTTGCAATGATTTCAAATAATTCGTTTGCGCGCTCTTGAGTAATTTTATCACCCGGCTTTACTTTTGTACCATCTTCATAGAAAGTATTTCCGTAGCCAATTGTGTCATGGTTAGCACTGCATTTATAACTTGTTAATTTGCAGCCTTCAAATAATTTAATAAGGCTTTTTCCTGATTCGTTTAATTTCATTTTATTTTATTTTATTTGAGAGTAAAGAAATATTACTAATAACGTAAACAAGACACTGTTAAATTTATGTAGCTTTTGTTCAAACTTCACATCTTTTTCAAACTGATTGTATATAGCTATATTTTTATAATACCTTGATTTGTAATCATTAAGAGTATCTATACTAACTTTATTCTGATAGTTTAATGTGTCTTTAATTCTAAATAAACTATAAATCTCTAACTTCAAACTATCTTTTACAGAATCATGGCGCTTCAATAAACTATCTATTTTATTGTTTTGATAACTAACCACATTACTCAGGCTATCAAATGCAGCGTTAATCTTTTCCCCTTCTGCTCTGCTTATGATTATCTTTTCTTCACCACCAATTTTCTTAACGTATTGGGCGGAGCTGGAATTTCTTGCTGCTAGTGTCAACAGTGTTAGCAGAATCAAGCTTACTTTTAACTTCATTTAGCTCAGATTTTAATTGGTTTACTTCTGATTTTAAACTTAATATAGTTTTTACAGCTTTTCCCACTATCTGAACCTCTTTTTCGGCTGCTTTTTGTTGTGTTAATGCGCTTAGTTGGTTGGTTTTTTTAACACCCTCCATAAGCTTTTGGAACTCTAATTCCTTCATATTTTCATCACTTACCGCTTGCGTGTTTGCAGATTGACACCCATACAGAACGAATAAAATGAATAAATATTTCATTACTTGATATTTTGTATCTTACCTAATTGATTTAAAGTACTTAGCTTGGTTGTAGCTGATGATAAAGAGCTATCACATCTGCGAACCGCGTCTTGCAATACATCAACCTTTACTTCTAGCTTCTCAATTTTGCTACCTTGACCATCTATCTGCTTGTTAAATGTACTTCTAATATCTACATATAAAGCTGAAATACCTATGATAACCAAGAACATAGTGCCAACAACTGGATTCTTTGAGAATTGAGCAAAGCTTATAGGTAGAGGATTAGCCCCTATCTTTAAGCCTTCTGATTCTTCTGCTTTTTTTCTTACTGCCTTTGCCATTATTTACGATCTTCTTTATTTTGTAATAAAATCAAGATTTGCTCATTACTTCTTTTAATGTCTTTAATATCATCTCTCATCTCTTTCTTATCAGCTTCTAACTGGCCAATACGAACCTCATGGTTCTCGTATTTTTTGCCATCATCTTCAAATTTAGATGTTAACGCATAATAACCTCCTAATATTGTAAGGAGTAGTACAATTAAAGATGTTTTTGACTGCCAAGTACGTTCAACTTGCTTTTCAATTGCTGTTGCTTCCATTTCTATTCAGATGTTTTATTGCCTTTAAAGTTGCCAATTAAATCTCCTATCTCCTTTACGGAAGCTAATCCCAAAGAGGTACATACTAAAACAACAGTACCCCATACCAATGATTCGGCTGGAACTACATGACTTTCGCTATGTGAATTTGAATAAAGTGTCCAGTATAAGAAACCGGCACCTACAATACCTACAAGTCTTTTGCTTGAATTTGGACTATCTGCTGAAAAGAATCCTGCTACCCAATTGAATAATTTTTTCATATAAATAATGATATTAAGAGTACAACAATAACGTATATTAAAGCTAATACATACCCCTTGATATTATGATTTATATGCTTCATTTTTTGAGCTTTGTATAAATGTAAATAACAAGTAGGGCAATAAGAATAAAGAACAAGAACTTGTAAAAGTTATTGGCCATTTTCTTTTTATCTTTTTCTACTATGGTTTTTGTGATTGTTTCTGCCTTTGAAACATTGGCAGAGTCGGTTTTGGTTAGCTTGGATTCAGATTGCTTCTCGCGGTTGCCAGAAGTCCAAGTTTCTGTATACTTTGGAATAGTTATCATACTATCTTTGGTTACCCATAGGGTATCGTAGTATGTGATAGTTTTGGTAAAGTATTGCTCCTTTTCTATTACTTTTGTAACGCTATCATAGAACGTAACTCTCACACTATCAATGGATCTTACAACTGTGCTGTCCATTCTTCTCTCGGTTTTCTTAACCGAAGCGCAAGAGCAGAAAAAAATTATTATGACAGCGAGTCCTTTCATCTATCAAAAATAACTTTTTTCTGTCAAATTCAGCGCAAAAAATATAAATTAATAAGCGTTATACGACTTCTCCTCTACAATGTCGGACTTGTATTTTATGTTAATTTGCTTCTTAATGGCTGCTCTCTGGTCATTTAGCCTGTAAACTTGCCTTGCCAAAAAGACAAACAACTTATCAAACTCCCTGTCATTTTCGCAATCTCGGAGCGAATCTTCCACCACCCACAACTGCCTGTTTATATCCAGAAGCCTATGCGTTAATGGATCTGCGGCTAATTCAGGGAAGCTTTCCTTTATTACACTATTGATGTACTTCCATTCTTTTTTAATGTTAAGTTGCTTTTGTTCGTCTAAAATTTCAAATGATTTGATGGTTAAGATGGTGTACTTGTCGGCTATTTCGCCAATGCTTACTTCTATTTTCATAATAATTATTTTAGGCAAAGATATATTTATTTAATTAAATTAATTACTTTTGCTTAATTAAATTAATTTTATGCCAACTAGCTTTCAATTCTTCAAGCAAGAAGTCAGGGACTACATTGTAGATAATGTAGCCGTAAATAAAAAGATATTAGATGTAGGAGCTGGTATTGGCACCTATTCTGATTTGCTTAAAAACTATGGTTACTACATGGATTGCGTAGAGATATACGAACCCTATGTAGTTAATTACCAATTAGATAAGAAGTACAACAACGTCTTTATACAAAGTGTAGTTGGCTTCCATTTTGACTATTACGAGTTCATTATCATGGGTGATGTGCTGGAACATTTATCTGTGGAAGATGCCCAAAGCATAATCAAAAAGATAGTAACCAGTGGTAAGCAGTGCTTGGTGGCAGTGCCATATCTTATGGAACAGGGAGAGCATGAAGGCAATGTCCATGAAACCCATTTGCAGCCTGATTTAAGTCCGGCAGTCATGGAAACCAGATACCCAGAACTTCAACTACTCTATGCCAACCAATACTATGGCTACTATGTAAATAAGAAACAAAAGCATAAAAGAGCCTATTTATTGTACGCTGATGAGTCTTATGCCGACTTGGTACAGGTATGCATTGAATCAATCCGTAAGTTCAGTGAGATACCAATCCTAGTTTACATGCTTAACTCTGATAAAAAGATTGAAGATACGGAAACAATAAGATGGGATTGTGATGTAAAGCACCTGAAACAAAGGGCCGACTACATTGATAGAGGAAATAAACATATTTACAAACTTTTAATTGAAAGGCCTAAGATAGTCAAGCATGCATTAGAAAAATTTGCAGAAAATGTTGCTTATGTTGACACAGATAGCATAGCCAATCCATCAGTCAATCAAATATTTGATTATTTCCCTGAAAATTCTAATTATCCTTATTTTGTAGAAGGAATTTATGATTTTTTAATAGTTAATGATCGTGGAGGGGCAACTGATTATGATAACTTACATACTACTTTAGAGGCACCTGTATGTGAATTGTTTAAATCTGACCAAAAGCAAAGACAATTTACCGGATATAGACAAACAGGGTATTTTGTTGCAGGACAAAACTGCATAGAATTTTTAGATCTTTGGTATTACAGATGCAACCACCCGTCAATCCTAAAAAATAATTCATGGTATGCGAGCTACAATGAAGAGAGCGTGCTTCAAACATTAATTTATGACTATAAAGCAACGATGGGATTGCCGTATTGTTATATAAATGGTTTATATAAAGATTTAGTGTACAAAGATAAGCCATATTTTATTGGACAATGGAAAAAGGTTCCATTAAAAAGCAACCATTTCTTTTGGCATGGAGAAAAAAATATTGAAAAAATAAAAGAATTTATTGAATATTTACTATCTTTATAGTGCTTATTTCCCTTTATATGATTAAAAATATTACAAACTTTTTGCCCAATTTAGATGTCCCTATACATTATTGTATAAAGGGAATAAGCCTTCTATTTTGGGCATTTTTTGTTTTATGGCAATAGTTTATATACACAGAAGAAAGGATATTGAAGATCCATTTTTAAACGTATTTTATGTTGGAATTGGTAAATCTGATAAAAGAGCATACCAAATAAATAGTAGAAGAAACCAATTCTGGAACAAAATAAAAGATAAATACGGCATAATAGTTGAAATAACACATAAGGATATATTATGGGAAGAGGCATGCGCTATTGAAAAATACTTAATTTCTTTCTACGGCAGAAGAAATAATAATTTGGGTAATTTATGTAATTTAACTGATGGTGGCGATGGAGCATTTGGAGTTATACATACCGAAGAAACAAAAAAGAAGTTTTCCGAAAGAAGCAAGGGTGTTAAAAATGCTATGTTTGGTAAATCTAAAGAATTGAGTCCAAATTGGGGTAAAAAACATTCAGAAGAAACTAAACAAAAAATGAAATCATCTGCAAAAAAAGGAGAAAATCATCCTTGTTTTGGTAAACCATCTTGGAATAAAGGAGTAATTGGATTATTTGAAAAAGAGAAAAATGTAATGTGGGGCAAAAGGGGGGAATTAAGTCCAAATTGGGGTAGAAACCATTCAGAAGAGGCAAAGAAAAAAATATCATTAGGAAATAAAGGCAAAAAAAGAACTGAGGAAATGAATGAAAAACAAAGAGAAAGAATGAAAATAAATCCACCAATGCTTGGAAAAAATCTTAGTGAAGAAGCAAAAAATAAAATTTCTTTAGCAAAGAAAGGCAAAAAAAGAAGCCCTGAATTTATAGAGAGAATGAGAGAACAATTAATTAAAAACTTGAATTCAAAAAAACATGAAAGTATTACTGATTGAGTACCATTTGAGTACGGGGGGCGCACCAATGTTTGCGCTTAAAAGAATACAAAGTTTACTTGCTTACTCAGAAACAGAAGTGTATTGCATTGAGCTTAATTTTCATGGATCTGCGTATGTGGTTCAAAGGAATCAGATAGTAGATTTACTTGGTGATAGGTTTTATGAAGCTGGTGAGAATAAGATGCGCGTAATGGATATTATTAACCAGATAAAGCCAGATATAGTCCATATTGAAGATGTGGCTGAAAGACTACCAAGAGAGCTTGCAAAAGCTTTATATTCAAATAATAGGACTTACAGAATTGTAGAAACCCCACATGATAACATTTTCAATCCTGATGCAGATAAGGTATTCCACCCAGATTTGTACGCTTTTTGTACTCCTTTTCATGAAGATGTGTACGCAAACATGGACTCTAAATATTTCACAATTCAGTACCCAATAGAAGAAAAAGAGGTGACTTCTGACATGAAGTTGGAAGCAAAGAAGAAGGTTGGATTTTCCTTAGATAGGAAAACTGCATTACATATTGGACTTTGGACACCACAAAAGAATCAAAAAGAAACAATTGCTATTGCGCGGAAGTTTCCGGATATTGATTTTGTAGTAGCTGGTAACATGGCCGGAAATTTTCAGTTTTATTGGGAGGATTTGATTAAAGATTTGCCAACAAATTTTAAAGCACTTGGAGAGCGAAGCGATATTGATATTCTTTTGCAGGCATCTGACATATTCGTATTCCCTTCTACCAATGAATGTTCCCCATTGTCTATACGACATGCCATTGAGGTTGGATTACCGATTATAGCCAATAACCTACCAGCTTACAAAGACACCTTAGACAAATACATAAAGCCATTAGATAGCGATTTATATACTATTACAAGAGATTACAATATACCAAATAACAATAATTCAATAAATTTTGCATTAGATCATGTTAAGATGTACGAAGCAATAATGAAGTTTCCTATTAGAAAACAATCCGTCCGCATATTACAAAATTTCATCAACAACCCTTTCCTTGAAATAAAAGTAGAAAGTGATAGCGACTTTGATGTTAGATTCTATGATGAGAATGATGTATGCCAATACCAAAGCGTAATCAAAAGCAATAGCTGGGTAAGGCTCAATAGACAATACTATACCAAATGGAAAACTTATGTATATCAGGACAACCAGCTTATCTATGAAAATGTACTGGATTTACATGGCAAAATAGTCTTTATAGCTTTTGAAAGCAAGAGTTTAGGGGACACATTGGCTTGGATTGGATATTGTGAAGAATTTAGAAAAAAGCATCAGTGCAAAGTTATTGTTTCTACTTTTTGGAATAAAATACTAGACTATCCGGAATTGGAATTAGTAGAACCGGGCAGCTCTGTAAGTTGTTATGCTATGTACAAGATTGGATGGTTTTATGATTCAAACAGAGAGCCTGTATTATGCAATACTATTCCGCTACAAAAAGCAGCTAGTAATATATTGGGATTGGATTTTGAGGAAGTTAGACCAAGATTAAAATATGACATAGGTAACAATAAATACGGCAAATATGTTACAATAGCTACAAATAGCACTTCGGGGCTTAAATTTTGGCTCAGAAGTCATTGGCAGGAGGTTATAGACTTTTTGGTAGAAAGTGGCTACAATGTCATAAATACATCAAAAGAACGCAATCCATTTAACAACTGCTACCAATTAGAAGATACGAGCATAGAAAATACAATGTCTGTAATACATCATTCTGAAAAATTCATAGGATTATCATCAGGAATTTCATGGCTTGCTTTTGGATTAGGCAAGAAAGTTATCATGATTGCAGGATTTACTGACATTAACCATGAATTTGAATGTATTAGACCATACAATACAAATGTCTGTCATGGTTGTTGGAATAAGCCAGATATAAGATTTGATGCTGGAGATTGGGCATTTTGCCCTAAACATAAGGGAACAGATAGGCAATTTGAATGTCAGAATAGTATTACTCCTGATATGGTAATAGATGAAATAAAAAAAGCAGGTTCGCAGCCTGCTTAATTTATTATTACTAACCTTTAAAAACTACTTATCTAATTGATTGCTTAAATCAACAATCGTTTTTGATACTACTCCCCATTTCATTTCTTTGAAGAGTTCTTTTAACTTGGTAAAATCAGCATCTTCTAATTCTAATGTGGCTTTTCTTTCAAGAAGCTCATCTTTAAAATCTTCTGGCTTGATGTCAAATAAGTCTTTGTGCTTTTCAACTTCACCTAATAAACGAAGTCTTTTGATCATTTCATCAACATTAAATCCTCCTTGTGTTGGATTATTGATGGCTGATTTTAATAAATCATAAGTGGTTAAAAAGGTATCTCTACCACCAATGTTTTCTTTAGCTACTACTAGTTCAATTGATTTCATATATATATTTTTAACAAAATTAATGAATTAATTTAATTAAAAAAAATATTTATGGAGCCTCGGTTGTCGTGGTTGTATCAGGAGCTTTTGTAGTCGTAGTTGTGGTTGGGAGCCATGGGAGCGGCAATGTCACCTCCACAGGGTTGATTTGAAGAGCGATATTGTTCTCTAAGGATAATTGCATAGCACCAACCGGCAATATCTGCTCTAACCAACCGATAACTTCTGCTTCTGTCACATCTGCGTAAGGAATGAAGTTTTGTGGATTTGGTTGTGCTACGCCTGATGCACCATAAGTGTCAGCAAAATAAACCTTTCCATCATGCTCTTGGGTTGCGTTATACCTCCAATGTATCATATTGATTACATCCGGTAAACCTTCAGATTCTACAGCACAATTCAATTGGCTGATAACCCATTCAAATACTGTTGTTGCCATTTTTTATTTATTTAATTGTGATTTTAATTCGTTGATTTGGGCCTGCTGCTCTTTAATTGCGTTAACTAGTGTAACATAAATACCCTCAGTTTCAAGTCCTAAGTAGTCTGAATTTTCATCTAATTTTCTAGCTAATTCAGGCATCACTTCTTTTACTTCTTGCGCTATAAAACCATATTTTAAATTTTTACCGTTGTCATTATAATAGAATGATTTAGGATTAAGCTGCATTACCTCATTAAGACCATAGGTTAAAGGCTTGATGGTATTCTTAAGTCTGTAGTCAGAAGGGTTGGTATTGGTTAGGAAACCTGCATTTGAGTAAACAGTTCCTGTACCTAATGCTCCAACATATACACTTCCAAAAGCACCTATTCCATTTACATAGAACTTAGCTCCTTGAGTAGTTGCTGTTGCGTTTACTAATACATCCCCCCCACTTGTTATGCGCATACGTTCTGCGCCTGAAGTATCAAAAGCTAATGCCTGTGCAACTTGTACAGAAAAATAAGCTGTACCTCCTGATTGCATTTGAATAAAACCAAGCCTTGTTCCTGTGTTTGAGTGCCAAGATATAAAAGGTTCACTTGCAGCGTTTTTTATAGCTAACGCACCTGAACTTGTAAAAGTTGTATTTGTAGAATCTGATAAGATATTTACTAACCCACCGCTTGTGATACGCATGCGTTCTGCATCGTTTGTATAAAACTGCATATACGCAGATGCTCCGCTTCCTCCTGCATAGAAGTACATTCTATTGTCCCCACCATATATCTGATGGAAGCCTTCTGAAGCTATACCTGTATTTGTATCTCTTAAATTTAATGTACCACCGCTTCCATTACCAATGTCAAGAACCGCTGAAGCACCATTTGCTTGCGGATTGGTATTACCTATCCCAACCACCCCCCCACTTGTTATGCGCATACGTTCTGAGGCTTGTAAATCATCGTAGAATATAAATGCTCCACTTGATGCACCTATTTGCCAACTTGCTGATGTTGCACCTGCTTTAAGCCTTAACCACGCATTACTTGAACCATTACCCTCAAATGTAACAGGATTAGCACTTAAATTCCCGTAAACGTGTAAAGCTACACTTGGCGATGTAGTACCTATACCTACGTTACCCCCACTTGTTATGCGCATACGTTCGGTACCGCCATTGTAAAATATATGATTATTTGCATAATAACTTAAATCAATCCATTCAGATGTTGGAGCAACAGACATAATATAAGAACCTACTGTTCCTGTTTGGCTTACTCCTATTGCAAGTTGTTTGCCTGATAAAGAACCAACATTACCAAAAGTAGCATAAGTACTATCAAAGCCAGTTGTATTTGCTACTGTTGAAGGAGAAGTTGAGCTACTTAAATTAACTCCAAGTTTTGATAATGGATTGTTAGTACCTATACCTACATTCCCCCCACTTGTTATGGTCATTCTAACAGTTCCGTTAGTTGTAAACTCTGTTGCAGCGTTTGCTTGGTTACCAAATACTGCCGAATATGCAGATGTTCCTATTTGTATTGTTCCGCCTGTTGAACTTTCAACACCCATTCTTGCATCACCGCCTGTGTTACTTATTCTTATTTGTGTAGCGTTAGTTCCACCACTTGAATTGTTTAAGAAAATACCAGAACTTAAAGTGCTTGTTACACTACTTGAGAATGTAGCTGCTCCTGTTGAGCCGTTGATTGTTAATGCTTTTATATTACCTGAATTAACAAGCATATTAATATTAGATGTTAAGCCACCTGTAATAATTGTTGCATAAGCATCCCCACCAAAAAAAGAGCCTGTTGAACTATCTTTTCCAAAATATGCACTTCCACCTGTATTAGTCATCCTAATACCAACGCCATTAGTTCCTGTCGTAGAAGTCATAGCAATAGTTTGGTAACCCGCATCAGCCAAAGATATACTAATAACACTTCCACTAGCATTTTGTGCACTAAACGTAGCACTTGTACCTGTCAATGCTCCTGTAAACCTACCCGTACCTGATACATCAAGTTTAAAAGTATCATTAGTGTTTCCTATTGATAAATTACCTGAAGCGTTTAACGTCATTGCTTGGGTAAAGGATATAGCGTTACCTGCCGTTCCACTTATTGTAGATGTTAACCAAGCGTGAGAGCCATCATTTAGATTTTGATTATATCTTAAAGCATAAGCACTTGCTATGTATGTAAAAGCATTAGATGAACTTTCATAAGAATTTGACATTATATTAGTAGCACCATTATGTTGCTGACTTATAGAAGCCCACCCATTACTGCCAATTTGAAATCCTTTTGAAGTAGATACCCACGCACTCGGTGTAACTCCTAATCCTAAATTGCCATTTCCTGTCAATCTCATTCTTTCAGCCCAACCACCACTATATGTTTGAAAAGCAATAGCACCACCATCTCTTCTTGAACCAATAACACCTGTTGCTTCATTTGTCATTGCACCAAACCATAAAC